CTTGTGTTGACTTAGTTCCAATAGTTGTTTCTGTACCAAAAAATATTAAGTGACGGTCTGGTGTAGATACTAAACTAAATGCAGAAGCCGTCGGTGCACCTGTTATAATAGTTGCTCTAGTGTTATTTGCTCCAGTTGGGTTTGAATTCCATTGAAAACTTTCACCACCATTTATAGTTGCTATAAGTAGATTACCTAAATTATCTAAAGACCAAAGTCCAGGTGCAGTTACAATATCTCCTGATGCTGCAGCATTCCATGCAAAAAAGTTTGATGCATCTGTTACTGTTGCTCCAGATGAATGTGTTGCTGCTGTTGTGCCTGAGGCACCTCTAGTTAAACCAGATAAAGTTCCGCTATTATCATTGGCTGTATAAGTAATTAATTCATTATCTATTAACACTGTACCTGATGATGGAAATGAAGATGAACTAGCCATTGTTAAACTTGTAACACTAGCATTTATCGAAGAAGACAATGTAGATGTAAACTGACCCGCTTGTTGCCCGCCCCATGATCCAAGAGACCAACCTGTAGATGCAACCTCAACTGCTGGTCCAACAGGGTAGTAGTGTTGAACTCTAATACCACCTGATGTTGTTGCACCAGATCCAGATTCATTTGACTCCATTTCTATAGTCAGAGTCGTATCTGTTGGTATTGATGTTACCATAAATTTTTTATCTGTAAAATCTCCAGATACAAAACCAGAGTTAGTTATGGATGTAAAAGTATCCAATAATATTATATCAAATTTATTTATATTATGTGCAGATGCAAAAGTAAGTGTTACAGTTTTTGATCCATTCGTTGTAGAGAAAGCATTTGATAAAGACGTTGTCGATTTAATTGGATGTATATCATAAAAGATACCACCAGAGTATGCATATAAAATTCTGTTTGTTCCTAGAATAGCATACTTGATACCTGATGTATTTACAAAGTGATGAATCGCTGTTGCTCTACCCGTAATTTGAACAGAACCTAATTGTGACCATCCACCTATTTTTTCAGGTGTACCATATCTAAAACGAACATTGTCTCCATCAACCCATTGGCTTTCACCACCTGCTGATGTAACTTGTTTGTTAAATCCAGGTGCAAATTTTACTTTTTGCAACATAATAAATTACCTAGGGCTTAGTTGGCCACGTAACGTTTTCACATTTTTCAACAGTGTCTTTACCCTCAGGCAGGTCTCTTAACTCCTGTCTGTACGTTCTCATGTCATCCGACATAGTAACATCAGATAAAGCATAGAAGTCAGTTTCAGCTAATAGTTGATTTCTTCTAGATCTAAGATTAGCCTGTGCTCTTCCTAAAGCACCATCTGCCCAAGCTTGTTCTTCAGCGTCTCTAGCAGCCTCTTCTGCAGCCGTAAACTGTACTCTCTCACCATTTATATTATGATATCTTGGCATAGTTTTCTCCTTTGTTTTTGTTTATCATGATTAATTAATTCCGTAAAGTGTTATTGTTCCAGCATCTATGTTGCCGCTAGACATTTTAAATTGAACTGCATCTATTGCAGCAGTTACATTACAGTACCCAGCTACATAATCTTCTCTTGATGTAGAAGCAGTTTGAACTGTTTGACCACGACTTATAAAATGTTTAACAAAAGTAGTTGATGATGGATTAAATAAATGTAAAGTTCCACAACAACAACTATCAGCATCATTATCTACTTCAAAGTTAATTATTTGAAATCCTGTTCCTTGTGCAATATCTTCACCAGTTCTATATCCTAATCCAGTACCACTATTATCTTCAGTATGGTAAGTTCTAAATACACTAGTTGTTTTTGTAGCATCATAATCTGTACTACCATCTCTAAAACCAACTGTAAAATTTTCACCATCACTAGCTGGATGTATACTATTCCAAATAAATAAATATTCCTTATAAGTATTATCTAAAACAACATCAGAACTACCATTAACGAAAGATAACGTTGCAGAACTAGAAGCAGTTAATTTTTTAATTAACACCATAGATCCAAATTGTGTTGTAGTACCAACCGCTGTTGCAGATCTAACTGCTCTGTTATTTAATTTAACAATACTCATTAACTGTCCTTAATTCCATAAAGTTTAAATGTTCCAGTATCTATATTGCCAGAAGCAAATTTAAATTGAATGGCTCTTATTGCTGATGTGGTATTAAAATATCCAGCTTGAAAAGCGTGCATCGAAAGATCAATATCATGTGAGTTTACACTTTGTCCAATAAAATGTTTTACAAAAGTTGTCGAACTAGGATTAAAAATAAATAAAGTTCCAGAACCATTTTGATCATCATCACTTCCAAAATCTTTTTGAATATATTGAAAATCTGTGCTCTGGGCTAAATCTTGCGATGTTTGATAACCTAAACTTGGGCTACTATTATTTTCTCTTACCAAAGCCTCAAAATGAGTTGATGTAATTGTTGTGCTAAAATTAGAACCATCTGTTGTTGTTGAACCTTGAAATGTAAGAGGTTGATCATTTGTTCCTGGATGCACACTAATAAATTTAATAAAATAAACAGGATAGGTGCTATCAAATACCACGTCTGAACTTCCATCTATAAATGATATAGTAGAGTCAGAACTAGCTGTTAAAGTTTTAATATGCACAAGTGCACCAGAGGGCACACCAGCTAATTCTGTTACATCACTTATACTATTATTGTTATATTTAACTAACGCCATATAATTTAAAAGTTCCTGAATCTATATTTCCTGAAGAGAATTTAAAACTTATCGCATCTATATTATCTGTATCATTAAAATAACCACCAACAAATGTATTATATGTTCGATCTAAACCTTGTGAATTATTACTCACACAATGAAAATGTTTATGAAAGGTAGTATTACTTGGATCAAATAAATGAAAAGTTCCACTACAACATTGATCATCATTATTACCTACGTTAGCAATTAGATTAACGTATGATGTGCTTTGAGCAGCATCAAAACTACTGTTGTAACCTAAACCTGTAGATGTATCATTTTCTAAATGATAACTCTCAAAAAAAGATATATTAACCGTTACATTATAATTTGATCCTCCGTCTTTACTAGCTTGAAAAGTGAATTCTGCATTATCAGTTGCTGGGTGCACATCAATAAATTTAATAATGTATTCTTTGTAGGTAGAATCTAGACCAGATGTAAAATTTATCGTAGCCGAACTTGATGCGGTTTGAGTCGATAATAAATTTAATACGCCCCCAGAGATACTATCAGGTATACTCGTGATTGCCGATAAAGAGTTATTGTTGCACACATTGATTGACATCTGATGCTCCTATTTTGTTATACCATAACAAGTTATTGAGCTTCCACTGCTTATATCTCCTGAACTAAAGAAAAATTGAATTCCATCAGTAGCTTCAGCATTTAATCTTTGACCACCACCATTCATAAGCGCTGGATCTCCATCATTTCTATGTCCTTTGTAATTAATAACTGTTTTTGTAGATGAATTTGATGGATATAATAATGTTAATTCTCCTTGATATGCGTTTGCAATATTACTATCTGTTGCATCAAATAATCTTATCTCAGCAGCACCATTACTGTTAGTTCCACTACCCGAATCGTTTATATAAGCCCAACCATAATCTGAGGAACCAGAATTAAATGATCCACCATCTGATAATCTCACTTGACCATAAGCATTATCAGTTTCTGGACTCATTAAAATAGTAAAATAATATGCATCATAAGTTGATGTGATAATAGAATTATCAAAAGTAATAAGTGTAGTAGCACTACTTAATGTTGTGGTTGATAATTTAGTCAATCCTGCTGTAGATTTTATTAAACTATAATCAATTCTTTTTATAGTACCTGCATCTGATATTAATAATTCGTCTGTATCATCTGGTGTACTAGTTAAAGCTGTTTGCCCTGAGATAATATCATTATTTAATTTAGCGGCTGTTACCGTATCGTCAGACGGCTGGCCAATGTCGAGCACATTGCCTAATATTTGAACAAAGTCGATAACATCACCCGTTGCCAGATTCGAGGCGAAGGTCATGGTGGACCCTGATACAGTAAAGGATGATCCTGGTTTTTGTAGAATACCATTTAAACTGACCAGCATGTGGTTGGCAGATTCTGGCGTAACATTTACACCTCCTACTTGTAGGGTGTAAGCTGCTTGTCCATTTACGACTGATATTGCATCGCAAACTTGAAAATTTCCAACGGTTGGGGTCGCTCCTATATAGGCCATGATTCTCCTTTTTGTTTATCTATCATATTAAGTGATTCCATACAAGGTTATTGTTCCAGCATCTATGTTGCCTTTTGTCATTTTAAATTGAACCGCATCTATCGCTGATGTTGTATTAGCATATCCTGCAGCATAAAAATCAGAGTTGTATATTCCATAAGTACTACCGCCATCTAGACAAGCTGAAGTTCGTGATAAAAAATGTTTTACAAAAGTAGTTTGTGATGGATTAAATAAATGTAAACTACCACTGATACCACTATCATCATCATTTTCCATTTCATATGCAATAGTTTGAAAACCAGTTCCTTGTCCTAAATCTTCAGCAGTGCTATATTGAAGAAGCTGGTCGTTTCCTCCCTCATTGTGAAATGCTCTAAATGTTGATGTTGTTTTAGTTACATTATAGTTTGATCCACTATCTACACTCATGTTAAACTGAAAATCTCCATGAGGATAATCATTGTTAGTAGTTGCTGGATGAATATTATTAAATATAAATAAGTATTCTTTATAAGTGTTATCTAAAACTACATCACTAGATCCGTTAACAAACGATAAGGTAGCCGAAGTAGAAGCTGTTAACTTTTTTATAAATGTCATAGCCCCACCTGCAGCTCCCGTCTCGAATCCATTAGCACTGCTATTAAATTTTAACGCTTCATTAGCAGCAGGTGTAACATTTATACTATTAAATTTTAATTTATTAAGAGCCATTAGCTATCGTTAATTCCATAAAGTTTAATTGTGCCAGCATCTATATTACCACCTGACATTTTAAATTGCACAGCATCAATAGCTGTTGTTGTGTTACAATATCCAGTTACATATTCAGACCATGAAGCATTACTACCTGTATAATATCCATTTGTCCTTGAAATAAATTGTTTAACAAATGTGGTGCTACTTGGTGAAAACAAAAATAATTCTCCAACCATACTTTCGTCATTATTATATCCTGGTAATCCCAATCTTTGAAAACTTGTAGATTGTGCTAAATCATCACCAGAAGAATAATTAAAAGCGTGAGAACCAGATTCTGTATGGTAAACTTCAAATTTAGCCGTGGTTTTTACAGCATCATAATCACTACCGCCATCTCTAAATCCTACATCAAAACTTGCAAAAGATGTTTGAGACTGATGAATATTTATAAATTTAAATAAATAAACAGGATATGTGCTATCTAAAACAACATCTGAACTTCCATTTACAAACGATATAGTAGAATCAGAACTAGCAGTTAAAGTTTTAATTAATGTCATGGAACCAGGATCGATAGTAGAAAAACCATTAGCACTAGCATTAAATCCTAAACCTTTACTAGCAGCTGATGTTACATCAAAACTATTAAAATTAAATTTTGTAAGTGCCATTATGTAACTCCATACATTTTTATTGTTCCAGCATCTATATTACCAGAACTCATTGAAAACTGAACTCCATCAATCGCAGCTGTTACATTACAATATCCTGCTACATACATATCAACAGTTAAATCATTTTGACTATAAGTATTTCCCCTACACATAAAATGTTTAACAAAAGTAGTGTCACTTGGATCAAATAAATGTAAAAAACCACTAAAACTTTCATCATTTTGATTACCAATCGTACCACTTATGCTTAACGCATTAGTTGATTGTGCTAAATCTAAACCAGTCGTGTAAGAAAGGTCTGTGCTATTTCCAGCCTCATTTTGATAAGCTAAAAAATTTGTTGTAGTTTTAGTTGCATCAAAACTAGATCCACCATCTCTAAAATTTATTTGAAAATGAACATTATCTGTTGCTGGGTGTATATCTATAAATTTAAATATATACTCTTTATAGGTAGAATCTATTCCACTTGTAATATCTATTGTAGACGAACTTGATGCAGTTGATGTAGATATTAAATTTAATGCACCACCAACGTCTCCTGCTTCTATTCCATTATTATTAGAATTAAAAACAACTGTTTTACTAGCAGTTGGTGTTAAGTTTAGACTATTAAAGTTAACCTTAGAGAGTGCCATGGGTTACTCCTTAACCTTTTAATCCAATCAATGTAAATTCGCCTTCTTCAATATTTCCTGTGTGCATCGATATCCTAATACCATCATGTGCTTCAGGAGACGCATAAACACCACCACCTACTTGATTGTTAACTTGATTTTCTGTATTACCACTTCCATCTATTGCTACTGATAATAATTGTGCAGTAGTATTTAAATCTGAATCT